ATGATCCGCGTTTGCGATCCATTGCCAAAAATGATTCTAAGCGGCAACCCGCTTTGCATGAGCCTAATGGCCGCAATGGCAAACACAGTTTTTGCAACAGGTGTTCCCGCCGATTGGCAGTGCGAAGGCGGACCGACCAAACAAAAAGCTTTGGAAGTGATTCAGAAGCTTTGCGAAAAGGTTAAATAATCACAACGCACCGTATCCGCATTAGACGCGTTTTAGAGTTATACCAGTGCAAAACCAAAATCAAAGCCGCCGTGGTATTAAAATTCAAAATAAATTGAATGGCACACGGTTTATTCAAGCCTGCCAAGCGGCTGTGGGGGTTTATCAAGATGGCAAACTTTGAAACAGCCCTAACACTCGTTTTAAGGCATGAGGGCGGGTATTCGGACAATCCATCCGATAACGGGGGTGCGACTAATTGGGGTATTTCAATTAAGACCCTGGCCGCAGTCCGGGGCTTGCAAGTTACCCGTGATGATGTAAAGGCTTTAACGCAGGATGACGCAAGGGCTATTTATCGGATGGCGTATTGGGAACCTTTGAAGCTATCGCAGGTGTCCGCTCAAATGTGCGCCAATGTAATTTTTGATCAGGGCGTCCTGTGCGGAATTGGCACCGCTATAAAGAGGGCTCAGATAGCGCTGAAGCGGTTAAATAAAAACATCACTATCGATGGCAAGATGGGGGTTAACACCATTAACGCCATTAACTCATGCGACCCTATAGACTTTGCAGTCGAGTTTATAATCGAGTCTCAAGACTACTTAGCTGATATCGCCATTCATAATACGACTCAGGTCACTTTTATTAAGGGTTGGCTAAGGCGTACGCACGACCTTCTTAGGGATATTTTGCAACTTAAGTGAGTATAAAATTAGTTTGCTTTCAAGTTTTTGCATTTGATTTTTGTGTTTGTTTGTTGGTGTTTTTTTTGAGTCTTTAACGCCAGTCCAGTCCAAATACCAAATATCCATAGCCGAAAAAATTAATTGTACATCGAGGTCACTTAAAAAAATTGTAGGTTTTTTATTCTTTTTCATACCATTAATATTATTATACGCCGCATTATCTGTAAACAACTGAAATAAGCTTAAAACTTTACATTATTAAGAAATAGTCAAAAATGGGATTGTGAGGCGCGATGGATTGTGCCTTAATATTGGTTGACCAATCGTGTGACGGTGCGCCCGCTTTGCCCTTAACACTTAACCCTGGACGGGGTGTAGTGGGTGCACTGTTTTAGAATAATCCGAAAGGAACTCTGTGAATTATAGATGCCTTTACGACAAATTAGTCGATCCCAAAAAGCTTAAGCCGCACCCTAAAAACAGAAATAGTCACCCGCCAGATCAAATAGACCGATTGGCTAAAATTATTGAATATCAGGGCTGGCGATACCCAGTAAAGGTGTCTAATCAGTCCGGGTTTGTAACCGCTGGCCATGGGCGTATTGAGGTTGCAAAAGCACTTAAGTGTAAGGTGCCAGTCAATTATCAAGAGTATGAATCTGAAGCTCAAGAGTATGCCGATGTTCAGTCCGATAATGCGATTGCATCATGGGCAGAGTTAGACTTTAGTGCAATCAATTCCGATTTGCAGGATCTTGGTCCAGACTTCGACGTAGACTTATTAGGGATTAAGAATTTTGAGATTGACGTGGCCGATAAAGATCTCGGTTGCGATGAGGATGAGGTGCCGGATGTTAAAGATCCTGTATCGAAGCCAGGCGATTTATATGTGCTGGGTGGACGACACCGATTGCTTTGTGGAGATGCTACTAATATCCAGCACGTTGAACTTCTTATGGACGGTCAGAGAGCGGACATCACGTTTACAAGTCCGCCATACAACGCAGCAAAGAATGGACATTTGACTGGAGAAGTGGCTGGTTTTGATAATAAGTACAAAAACAATACAGATGAAATGTCGGATGATGATTATTTAGATATGTTGTCTGGGTTTACATCTATCGCAATTTCAAAATCCAGATTTGTGTTTGTTAATTTGCAGTTATTAACACATAATAGAAATCCATTATTTAGATATCAGTCACAGTTTTCCGACAACATTAAGGATGTTTTAATTTGGAATAAACGTCAATGTCCACCGAACATAGTAAGGGGGGCGTTTAATACCAAGTTTGAGTACGTGTTTTGTTTTTCGACTGACGTAAAAACACGTGGTTTCCCATGCGAATGGCGTGGACAATACCCAAACGTAATCGAGACAGAGTCAAATGCCGGAAACCCATTTGCAGAAGATCATAAAGCAGGATTTCCTGTCGCATTGCCTTTATGGTTTTTAGATAAGTTTGATTTTGCAAAATTAGTATTTGATCCGTTTGGCGGTACGGGAACAACTCTCATAGCTTGCGAAAAAACAAATCGTAATTGCTTCATGATGGAGCTAGACCCGCATTACATTGACGTTATCGTTTCCCGCTACTGCAAGTATACAAAAACAAACAAAGTAATCCGAAACGGTGAAGAGATTGAGTGGGGTGTTGAGTAGTGGCACGCCCCCGTAAAAACACAAAAGAGCGGGAAGCCGAGCTTGCAAAAACCGTTGAAAATCTTGCCGCTATTCACTGTAATTGGAAGGAAATCGCTGCAACCGTTGGCGAAAAAGACGACTATCTGCAAAAGCGTTTTTCGTCCTTTTATGAAAAAGGAAGGGAGCGCGGAAAAATGACGCTCCGAAGAAAGATGTTTGAGACTGCTATGAACGGCAATGTGACGATGCAAATTTGGCTATCTAAACAGTATTTAGGTATGGCAGATAAACAGGAAATTAAACAAACCGAAGTTAAGGCCGAAGTGGTTGAGCATGAAATCGATAAAGCAATTGACGCCCGACTCGAAAGACTCGGCCAATCAAGAGTTTCTAAGAAACCTTTACAAGTCTGATTTGTTTGTTTGCGCTAAAGAGCTGTGTGGATTCAGCGAGGCCAATTGGCGCACCCATGGCGATATGATTCAAGCGCTTGAGTCAAGTGATGAGCGGAAGCTCATAGTAATGCCACGTGGAACATTTAAAAGCTCCATCGGGGTTGTCGCTTACACCGTTTGGCGATTAATAAACGACCCAAATTTAAGAATACTGATCAACTCTGAGGTGTACACTAACTCTAAAAACTGGATCCGCGAGATATCCGGTGTGTTTAAGTCTAAAAAGTTTGTCGATGTGTTCGGTGACTGGGAGGGTAGTCCATGGTCGGACGGCGAAATTATAGTCAAGGCTAGGACTAAAAACTTCAAAGAGTCATCGGTTGTTGCTGGCGGGGTTGGAACTATTAAGACAGGACAACACTATGATTTAATCTTAAACGATGACTTAAATAGTGAGAAAAATTCGGACACAGTTGAAGGACGGCAAAAGGTAATTCGCTTTTACCGCATGCAGTTTTCGCTTTTAGAACCCGGAAAAACCATGGTAGTTATCGGCACAAGATATGCCGTTGACGATGTGATTGGTCACATCATGGAGCATGAAATTGATCAGGGATTAATTAAATAAAATGAGCGCAATAACAGACAGGCACTTGCCTAGGTTAGTACATATTCATGAAGTGCAAAAATTAATAGACGCTCTTAAGCAAATAGAAGAGCAATGCGTTTGGGTTGACCATTGCAAGTGTGATCCCACCGATCCATGTATGATCGCGCATGAGGCTTTAAGGGGGTTTAATGGGTGAGGCAGTGAAAAATAGAAAATGAAAATAAACACCCAAATAATTAGGAAGCTAAAGCCGTGTGAGGATCGGTTTGAAAATTGGAAAACACACTACGAAGACTTCGACGGTAGTGTGGATCAATTTTTAGACTTAGACAAAATCACCCACTCAGACAAGCTTTGGGTTGTGTTTAGACTACTAGACAAAAATCTGGTTGTAGAGTGTGCCTGTAGATTTGCAGAAGAGGTTTTGCACATTTATGAGTCTAAGTATCCAAACGACAATATACCACGCAAGGCTATAGAAGCCGCAAGACTTGGGGATAAAAAGCCTGATCGCGCTGCTGCTGCTGCTGCTGCTTATTATGCTGCTGCTGCTTATTATGCTGCTGCTGCTGCTGCTTATTATGCTGCTGCTGCTTATTATGCTGCTGCTGCTGCTTATTATCCTGCAGCTTCGTCTCACTCTGCTGCTTATGCTGTTTATGCTGCTCGCTCTGCTGCTGATGCTGCTTCCGCTGCTGCTCGCG